ATATGAGTTAGATACTTATGTAAATCCATGTGTCTAACTCTTTGCTCTGCGATTAAAAATACTTCTGGTTCTACTCTATGCATTATTACCCCCAAAAGTTCTCAAGGAAACTACCCTAGAAACTGTCTGAAACCCTTGAGCATACGCTTCTTTCAAACCAGTAACCTTTCTATGTATGGCTTCCTGTTCAATAATATCTCTACGTAATTCTTTTAAGGCTTCGTATTTATCTAGTACTGCCCCACGTAATTCATTCTGAGTAAACTTCTTCTTTCCTGCTTCTTCCCGTTCTTCGGCTATTCTATAAATAGCAGTCGAATAACTTTCATTAAATGCAGCATCCAGAGCATTTTTAGTTGCTTCAATATCTGCTAGTTGGGTTTCCAAATACAGAAGAAGAAATACGGCTAGTCTTTAATAAGATTGGGGATATTTTAAAGCATCAGTACCCTGCATTATTTGGAGACTATGAACTAGTCCCTAAGGGGATGGATGGCAATTTTGAATGGGAAACAGAATATAGGAAGGTGTAATATGGACGAGCATATTTTATTAGACTTAGTGGCTAACAGTCAAATAGTTCTTAAGGGAGTGCAATATGGTGTCTTTTCTCAAGATATGGATGTCATTAAAAAAGCTGTTTTAGATTTAAAGGATGTAGTTGAAGTTATGAATGAAGTTATAGCCGATGATTTCGGGGAATAAAGAGGCATTTAAAATATTTAAGGGTGTAACTTCTCCTGTATACTTAGGATTAGATTGTTCCTCTAGAGCAATTCATGGAGTATGGTTAGATAAGACGGAGAAGATTTTAGCCATGTTAAAATGGCGTAGTTCAGATTTAGAATTTGATACCCGATTTATAGAAATTTCGTTACAGTTTGCCAAAGATTTGAGTAAAATAAAAGTAATGACTGAAGCTGCTGTTGAGTCAGCTATCTTTATCCAGAACCCTAAGTCTACTATGGAAATAGCCTCTGTAGTTGGAGGAGTCCGTTTAGCCTGTGCTACTAATGAGGTGAAGTGTCTTTCAGTTGATAATCGTCATTGGAAGAAACATATTCTAGGAAAGGGAAACTGTAATAAGAAAGATATAAAAGAGTTTGCAGTAGATAAATGGGGGGAGTTATTTGTAGAACAGGATTGGGCTGATGCAGCATGTATTGCTTTATGGAGAAAAAGGAGGGAAGAATGGGCTTACAGCGAGTTAACAAAGACAAAATAAGGGTAGACTTTATTGAACCAACGAAAAAGGTTCTTACGGAAGAAGATAAACTTCCTGAAGGTATGACAGAAGAGGAACTAAAAGCTAAGTATTCCAAGCTTGTTTGGTGTGAATATTATGGTTGTAAATGGAACCGACAAATTGGAGCAGAGCGTACTCTTAAGACCATCCTAAAGAATCGGGCCTATACCCCTTTTAAAGATGACCCTGGAATAAAGGGGTTATGTGGAAGACCCGACGAGATTGCTATTAGATTTAAGACAATAGTATCGGGTAGTCAGAAGTATAAGGTTCCTGCTTGCTTTACATGCAATACAGGAATAACAGGGCATGTTGACTTCTCTAAGTTTTTGCAACCTGATGGTTCACCGTGGGGTGGTAACATTGATTCACAGCATGTATCAGATGCTGGTTATGGCGGGTTAGATCCCAACAGTATTCACGGAGGATAGAATGCCTAAAGTTATTCCAGAAGAAGTTAGAATGAAAGCGATGGAGTTATTCATGGAAGGAAAGACAGTACCTGTTATTTCTCAAATGTTGTTTGAGTCCTTTGCTACAGACGTTAAAGTTCCTACTATTTATGCATGGGTGAAACAATATAAATGGAAAGATACCAAACAGGTGGCTAGGGCAGATGCTATAGCTGTTATCAAAGAAACTGAAACTCAACGGTTCGCTAGATTACAACAAGAACATTTAACTGACTATGAAAAATTACGGAAGAAGGCTTCTGCCGAACTAGAGGGGCATCTATTTGATAGACCTTTTGAGGCGGCTAGAGCCTTGGATTTAGGGATTAAGGGTGAACGAACTGTTATGGAAGGGATGATTAATCTTCAATTTGTTCAAGATATTATGAGTGTCCTAGTAGAAGAAATAACTGATTCCGATGTTTTACAACGCATAGCTTTTAAATTGAAAGCTTTAATACAAATTCAGGAGAGCAATGACTAACAATAATATTACTACATTTAGTGATGCTTTTTCTCAGTTAGCAGAGGGGCTAACTACTCATAATTCTATAAAAGTTGGTAGCTTTTGGGAATTTTTACGGGATATATGGAGTCTAAGTTATGATAATCCTGAATACTTTAAAGCATGGCATGTGGGCCTATTGGCTGAAGACATAGAAGAATGCTTGGAAACAGGGATGAACTATGTAGCGATACTTCCCCGGTTCCATTTCAAGAGTACTATTTTAGGACATGCTTTCAGTGTTTGGAGATTGTTAAAAGCCCCTAGAGATTGTTCTGTATTGTATTTATCTTACAGTGATTTAATGTCTAGGTACCACATATCTGAAATTAATAAGGCTGTTCAAAGAAACCCCATATTAACTCAATGGATGAAAAGTCGTTCCCCTAAGGCTGACTATTCCTTTAGGTATCACATTAATAAGAAGCCTATGGAAATAGCCCACGGAGGTCTTTTTTCATTTAAGCGGGGTATGCATGTGAATGGGGCTTTGATTGCTGATGACGTATTGCGTGACCCTGAGAACCCTTTGAACCTTAGCCAGTTAACTAAGGTAGAAGACCATTTCTTAACTGAGTCTTTATTCATTCCTTTGAAAGGAGTCCCTGTTATTGTACTAGGTACTCCTATGATGCCAGGAGATTTGTTAACAGTTTTGCAAAAGGATGACCGTTTTAAGTCTAGAGTTCTTCCTGCTCTAGACCCCGTTCCTGGTCGTAGAGTATTAATGCCTGAAGTCTATGATGAAAAATGGTTGTTGCAACAACAAAGAGCTAGACCTAAAGCCTTTGCTTCTGAGTTTTTGTTGCAACCATATTTTGCTACGGAAGCTTATTTTGACGGTGCCGATATTATAAATTGTGAAGACTCTACATTAGTCAATCATCCTGTTAATAAAACATATGAACCTGTAGAAGATGAAGATTTATTTGCGGGATTCGATATAGGTAAAAAACGTCATCCATCTCACTTAGTTATCTTTAGAAAGATAGGAGATAGAATAGAACAAATTCATCAGTCTTGGTTAGACGGATGGTCTTATTCAGATCAGATTGAATACCTAAATAACGTAGCGGAAAAATTTCATATTTTAAGGGGGTATATAGATAACACTAGGGGTGAATTAGAAGACCGTGGATTAAGTAAAGTATGGTATCCAATGCACTTTACCACAAAGTCCAAGAACACAATGGCACAAGTATTTGAGCAATACGTCCACTCTGGAAGGCTAAAATTGTTAGCCGATGAAAGACAACGTGGACAGATTCTCTGTGTTAGTAATGAATTAAAAGCTCCTGAAACTCCTATGGGACATGGGGATTCTTTCTTTTCTATTGCTATGGCATTATATGCTCTGTATGAATGCTCACTAAACAGTTTTCAAAATCTAGGTAATGTGGTAGACTGGATGAACGACCTGTATCCTGATGATACTACGTCAGGAGACAGCCCTGTTCAGGAAGTCAAAAATCAATGGATTGATACCTTGACAAACGGTGCGTCTTCAGATTATAATACACTAACTCAAGGGGGCTTAGTCCCAGTTAATCCAATGATGGAACCGCAGAAACCTAATCCCAAGTGTGAAGAGCCATTATGCGCTGCTTCTTTTTGGGTAACGGAAAGAAAATTGTGCCTCTTTTGTGGGCATAGAGGATAGGAGGAAATGAATGGCAATAGCAACGGATATGTATCCACAGGTATCTCAACAATCAGAAATTATTCTTCAACATAGATATTATTTAAAAGACGAAGACCATAATCTTATAGAGAATGCACATGGACTTTTTCAAAGGGTAGCTGAAGCTATTGCCAGGGTAGATTCTGAATGGTATGCAGCGTTACCAATAGAGGTAGATTTATTAGCAAATGAATTTTATGATATGATGGCTATGTTTGAGTTTTTACCTAACTCCCCTACGTTAATGAATGCTGGAACAAATCAAGGTACTTTAAGTGCCTGTTTTGTATTACCGTTAGAGGATAGTATGGAAGGTATAATGCAAGCAGCTACCCATTCTGCAATGGTACAAAAGTTTGGGGGCGGCACTGGGTTTGCGTTATCTAAACTTAGACCTAAAGGGACTTCTATTAAGTCTACACATGGCATCGCATGTGGCCCTATCGAGGTGCTTAAAACTCTATCTAGGGTATCTAGCATGATTACTCAAGGTGGTAAAAGGGATGGGGCGAACATGGCAGTGATGTCAGTTTATCATCCTGATATTAAAGAATTTATTTCCTGCAAATCTGTGGAAGGGGATATCCATAATTTTAATATTTCTGTAGCAGTGGATTCTAATTTCATGACTATGGTTGAAACTGGGGTGGAATACCCGTTAATTGACCCACACACTAATCAGGTAGTACAATGGGAAAATGCCAGGGATATTTTTAATTCTATTGTTTATAGGGCTTGGGCAAATGGTGAGCCTGGGATGGTATTTTTAGATCGGATAAATGCAGACAACCAAGTAGGAACAGAGTTTGGAGATATGGTTGCTACTAATCCTTGTGGTGAACAGCCCCTACTTGGAAATGAAAGTTGTAATTTGGGGTCAATCAATTTAGCTAGATTTTATTATAAGGGAGATACTTCAGATTGGAGAGAGTGCATTAATTGGAGTAGATTAACAAAGGTAATTAATTTATCTGTCCATTTCTTAGATAATGTTATTGATGCGAATAAATATGCTGTTCTTGCTATTCAAGAAATGACTCAAGCTACTCGTAAGATTGGATTAGGTGTTATGGGATTTGCGGATTTATTAGTTCAATTGAAGGTACCCTATAATTCTGAAGAGGCTTTAAAAATTGGGGCAGAGTTAATGCAATTTATTAGGACTACGGCTGACATTGCTTCGTTAAATTTAGGGGGAAGCCGTGGCCCCTTTCCTGCATGGAGTAAGAGTAACTATAGAATGCATGAGAATTATAGAAATGCGTGTCGAGTAACTGTTGCTCCTACGGGAACTATATCTATGATTGCTTCCTGTGCTTCAGGTATTGAACCCTTATTTGCATTGGTATGGCAGAAACAGAATATTTTAGAGGGAAAGACTTTATATTATGTTAATGCATCTTTTGAACAAATAGCAAAAGAAGAGGGTTTTTATTCTGATACACTTATGAATGAGTTGAGTAATGGAAAGTCTTTGGATGATTTTGAAAATGTTCCTTTGTGGGTAAAGCAAGTGTATATTACTGCCCCACAAATTTCTGCGGAAGCACATGTTGCTATGCAAGCTGCCTTTCAACCGTGGGTTGATTCGGGCATTTCTAAGACTATTAATTTTGCCCACGATGCAACCCTTGAAGATGTTCAGGTAGCTTATATGGAAGCTTGGAAATTAGGATGCAAAGGAATTACTATTTATAGGAATGGGAGCAGGGCAAAGGAAGTTTTAGTTAACGGACATACTGAAGTTAATTGTGGTTGTGATGACCCCATGATAGTCGCAGAAGGTGGTTGCGTATCCTGTAAAAAGTGTGGGTGGAGTGCCTGTGCAATTTCTTAAAACATACTTGAAGTCTTATAAAGCTACCCTATTTTCGGGGGTAATGTTTGGGTTTGTGTCTATCCATACTTTAGAAGATATATTATTGATGTCTATAGGTAGATTCGTTCCGTTGCCTTTGTTGGCTATGTATGGACTAGGGTTAATTGTGTCGTGGTTATTGATGGGATGTCTAGTAAATAGATTTATTAAACATACACATTAAGAGGAGGAGTATAGATGCTAGGAAATATGTTAAGAGAAAGAGAATCTCAGTATATTGCTACTAAAGATGAGGGTACTAATACGTGGCGTATTCTAGATACATGGCATGATGTATTGAGAGAAATGAGTCCAGAAGACGATATTCCAGATGATAGTCCTTCCGTAACTATATTAACGGAAGGAGGATTTATAGCTTTAGTAAAAGAAGCTTCTCGCTTAGGAGTTCTACAAAATGCTTCTGCGTCTTTTGGTATTACAGATACTAGAGAACCTGAAGATTATGGAAATGAACTTAAAGAAAAAGACGAAGAACTTGCGGAAATGCGGAAAAAAATAGTAAAATATGAAGAGGAGAATAATACTCTACGTATCTCTGCTTCTAAATCAGAAGGAACTTTACTAAAGGAGTTGGCTATGGAAACCCTCCTGAAATTAACCCTCTCTTCTGACATTGAAAAATTAACTACACGTAAGGATTAGATATGAAATTATCACAATATCTACCTGAAATCCCTGCCCTAGCTCAACAAATGACCGATTTGAATCAACAAATTGGTATGTTTCAATTGATGAAAGCGGGAGAAACAGGTACTGCACCTACTATGGGATTAGACCATGTGGTGAATACTTGGGTACGTCATCAGATGGCATATCGTCAACAGCTTGTAATGGATATCCAAACTATTTCTATGTCTGTTGAGGAGATTCGTAGTCCTGTAAGTCATATTACGGGAGAGGTTTTTAGGAGGGGCTTGGAATGGGTACCCACTAAAACAGACCCAGACCATGCCCAAACAGAACGCTTCGATAAATTTATGAAGGACTGTAATGTATTTGATCAGAGCTTAGAAGAAGTTCTAAAACAGTTTCATTATGATGTTAATACTGTAGATGATGGATTCTTATACCTAGCTAAAGAATATAAAACTATGGATGATGATACTCTGCGGTCTAAAATTGTAGAAATCCGTAGGCTTAATCCCGCTCTTGTAGAATTCGATTTAGATGTTGCTGGCTTACCTAAGAACGCCCATTTTCTATGCCCTATCCATAGGGATGAAGTTCAAGATACTCCCCAACGGGTATGTCAGGCAGTTATGTATAAATACTACCATAGGAATAAACATATATACCTATTTGATAGTGAAGTTATTCATGTAACTAAGTTTTCCCCAAGTGAAACTTATGGATGGAGTCCTATTCTTACTATCTTTGAGAAGGCTCTTACTCTTATTGGTATGGATAAAAACTTATATAGGTACTTCTTTGAACGTAAAATGCCAGCTTCTATGATTATGGTCTTCACAGATGACCCTGAATCGTTGAGGCGTGAACGGTCTAATCTAGCTGCCCAGACTAGACTTGACCCTAACTTTGTTCCTATGGTAGCTGTATCAGCTAGGAATAATCGGGGTAGAGTTGATATGGTTAGACTGTTTCATACGCTACAGGAAATGGATTATCTACCTGTACGACAAGAAGTGCGGGAACGTATAGCTGCTATGTGGGGTGTTACTCCTGCATGGCAGGGCGCACCAGAAGCGTTTGGTGGCCTCAGTACTCAAACTCAGCAGTTAGTGGTAATGAGTAGGGTAGTAGAGGGTGACCAAAGAATGTTTCATGATAAGGTATTTCCTATATTACTTGATTCTTTTGGTATCA